TGACCAATACCATAAGGGTTATTTTTAGGATCTCTAATTGCTCTAGATACTCTAACACTTGACATAATAGGAGTCATATCTGCAACATTCTCAGCAGCTATCTTACCAGCAGCTTGATTACTTCCTGTTGGTGTGAAAGAACTTAATGTTTGAGCAAGAGGAGACTTACCTTTAGCTTCATCCAAGTATGCATTAACAACTTGTTGTTGAGCAATCTCTTTCTGTCTAGGTGTTCTATTATCTTGTTTAACAGTTTCTTGTTTGCCTTTAGCTCTAGCAACTGCCTCTGCAAGTATTTGTTGTGGTCTTTTCTGATCAGCTTCAGCTAATGCCTTATTCGTCTCATATGTTTGCTTCGCTATTTTCATTTGAGGAAAGTAGGATGCTATATCACCTCTGTTTTTATTCTCCTCCTTAAATATAGGATCAAACATAGATTTTCCATACTGAGCTGTATCAAATTTACTTAACCAGCCACCATCTTTGCGTTTGTCAACGTTCAGTCCAAGTTTTTCAATTTCAAGCTTCTTAACCATGTCAATAACTGGATCTATAGTATACTTGTTATAAGTATCTCTTGTTTCTTTACCTAAAACACTAGCAGCTCCTAGTCCAAGTGTATACTTCTCAGCAAGACTTTGTAAATGTGGAGCCATGGTAGCAAACTGAAACTCGTTATTCATCAGCTTCTGTTTGTCAATAGGAACATATCTTGTAGAAAAAGGAAGCCTTCTGTTAAAAGACATACCTGGTTCTGTAAGTGGTATTTCAGAAAGTCTTCTTCCTGCCTTATCAACCATAAGTACACCATTTCTATCAGGTACCTGAAGTGTAGATAAGTTTGCATCAGGGTTGTTCATATCAAAGGTGGCTTCAAACACACCTGGATAATTTTCAGATGGTTGATTTCTAGCTGCCCAGTTTCCTTCACTAACTATCTGATCTCTGCCCATTCTGAATTTAGAACCACCAGCAGGACTTAATGCCTGTCTTTGTATAACATCATCTAGAGAGTTACCAAACTTTCTAAACGTCTGGTTTTTACCAGATAGTTTTCTGCCGTATCCAGGTATAAGATTTAAAGGACTCATGTCCATTATATCCATCTCTACACCCATTGCTTTTATAGGATCTATTCTCGGTGCTATATCATCTACTAAACCAAGTGGATTGAATCCTGACTTCTCATAAGGAGGAGAAACATAAGAAGGAGAAATAGATTTTGGTTTAGTCATTAGACTACGTACACCACTAAGGCCAGATGCCACACCTTCCATTACTAACATAGGTTCTACTATATTCTCCATAGCTTTAGCTGCCACCTCAGAACTAGCTGCTCTATTTAATAGTTTAGCTTGTTCTGCTCTGTATGCATCTTTAGCTGCATTCATTCTCTGTTGGTCTCCAGGTTTTGGAGTGTATTGAGAAACAGTTTCTTGAGCATTTCTAGCTTTCTGATTCTTAATGTCCTTTTCAAGAGCTGCCATTGTTTCTAGATTAGATCTAGATAAAGGACCTCCAGATTGATACTTACTTAACCAACCACCCTCTTTCATCATTGGATACTCTGTAACATACTCACCATCAAAGTTATAGTCTTCTCCAGGATACATCATCTGTTGGTCCCCTGTATCAGATATTCCTAGTACGGGATAATCTACCCCTTCCATTGTTATGTCTGTTCCTGGTATTATAGTTACTTCTCCTGGATGTGCCCATTGTCCCATTGGGTCTACAATAGCACCCTCTTGAGCAATACTGTTAGGTTTAAAATCTAAACCTTCTTGGTAGAACTTCATCTCTTTACCATTCTGTGCAGAAGCTTTTGTCTTCTTAGCATACTTACCATTGCTAGGAGCACTACCAGCTACACGTGCGTACGTGAATCCTACAGCACCTGGTAAGCTACCACCCATAGCTTTTTTAGGAACAAACTTTGGATTCTTAGGATCAAATGGTAGATAATCATTAGTATTCCAAATGCGTCCATACCAAGTATCATTATAGTTGCTATTAGGAACTCCAGGGGCTGGATTGTTTATATTTTTATAATACCAATCTCTACCTTTGTTCATTAATGTTCTTCTCTCGTTTTCAGAAAGCTTACCAATAGTACTAGCATATTCTTGATCAAATGAATATGGTGCATTCTTTCTACCAGACCATTTACCATCAGCATCTAATTTAGATTGATCGTATTGTCTATAATATTCTTGTAAAGCATATGCTCTAGGATCTTTAGTTATTTTATTGTTATTCTCATCCCATCCAGCATTAAAGATAAAGTCCATAGCTTCACCAGCTTCCATTGCAGTTGCACCAGGCATTATCTTTTTTACTTCTGGATATACTTTATCCATTAGCATATTCATATACTTAGGATCACTATAGTATGGTAAAGGAGCACCGCCAGGTCCACCTCTTAATTGTTCATATTGTAATATCTTATTAGCTTGATGTCTAACACTGTCAGTAGTTGATTTACTACCTCCATATTGCATTGTTCCACCCATAGCCATATCACCATCCTTTTCCTGTGCACGCATAGCCTTACGAATCTTCTCTGGGTCTGTTTCAGGAGTTCCATCTAAACGAAGAACTTTACGCTCTTTTAGTTTTGGTGTACTATATATAATTCTTTTACTACCACCAGTTGTATTACCTGTACCTAAGAAGTCTTCTTCACTAATCTCTATTCCATTTAATATGTATTTCTTACTTCCTGTAGGAGTATATGGTGCTGGTTTAGTTTCTTCAGATTTTTTAATTACTGGGGTCTTTTTCTTTTCTAGTTCAGTTTTTGATTCCTCAGTAGATGTAGACGGTTCTACCTTTTCATCAATTAAACCACTTTCTTTTCCATATCTTTTTAATCTAGTAGCTCTTTCTTTAGAAGTGAGCATACTTACAGGTTTAACTAATATAGGGTCATAAGAATATATAGAAACATTATCAGCAAATAAAGGATCGTCTGTTTTACTATTTACATAATAATACTGCATTGTAGGAGTGATTCTATTATCAAATAGCTGCATTGGAGATTTTGTGTCTAATGCTCCAATTCTAGTTTCTCTTTGAAGATATCTATTAGCATCAAGTTTTTTGTAATATGAATCTACTGGGATAGTCTTAATTTCATATTTTTTACCTGTGTCTGTAGGCACTAAAATACCACTAGATTTGTTTAATTTAAGGAAATCTGCTAGTGCCTCTCTATTATAACGTTTATAATGTTCTTTCTTTTTATAATCTATAGTACTATAATTTTTATATCTTTTATCATTATAATAATCAAGTACTTTCTTAGAATTATTATAAAGAGCAAGACTATCTGCCATTGTAGGGATAGACTTACCTACCTGAGCTACATATCCACCATCTTCCATATCTCCCCATCTCTTAAGTGGTGTAGGAATAGGTTTTCCTTTTTCTACATATGGATGTCTAATTTCTTGTTCCCATTTTTCAGCCTCTTGCCATGTTTTAAATGGACCACCAAGATGTTCACCTGTCTTTCTATATTCAGCAACAGGATCTTTTAAATCCTTACCACCTTTAAACATAGGTATTAAATAAGCTGGTTCTCCGTCTACTCCTCCTATAGATGTAGCTAGTTCGGTACTAGGCTCAGCATAAGGAATTCTGTAACGTGAAGGTAGTTTGTAACTAATAGGTTGTAAGAAACCACCACTCTGAAACTGTCCACCCCATGCAGGAGAATAGTTTCTACCTGTTGTATCATTACCCATTCCTACAAAACCAGGACCTACAGATACATCCACCTCATTAGGATTAGGCTTCTTACCATAGTTATCTAACCAACCACCATCCTTCATGGTGTTATCTTTCCCACACATATGGCAAACATACATATCTTTCTTGCTGGAATCTGATTTATTCCAGGAATGTCCACATGTGCATTTAATACCTTTAGCCATTATTTGTAAGAGATTTGAGATGGTGTAATAATGAATTGACTTATCAAATGGGCATCTGATCTATTATCTAGGACGTGTCTCACCTTTAAATCCTTCGCACGTAGAGGTTCTTTCTTAAATGATCTCTTTCCATAATCCATATTTGGTTGATTTACAACCTTATCTATAGACAATGAGTCACAACCTGTTACAAACAAAGGTATGGATTTATCTTTAACTAATGACCAAAATGTATTATATTGATAAAAATTATCTGATTTAGTAAACATAATCGTCTTACTATCAGCGTTATACATAGGATACTTCAAGTATTCCTTTAAGTTATTTATTGGTTTAGGAACTAATTCTAGTACACCAGAAGACTGTTGTCCATTGTATAGGACAGCTTTGTTGAAATAAACTGTGTTTGTTTCTATCTTAGCGTTATCATTGAACACACCATCTGGTATAGGGAGGTATCTATATGCCTTTGTGTAATCTTTTACATTCTGTAAGATCTCATCATAATACTGATAGGCAAATGGATATTCTATAATATAAGGTTCTATGTTTCCGTAGAATATATTGTAAATTGTTGTGTTAGTTAAGTGCCTCCATAAAGATGGGGTGTTTGTAGGTACAAACTCAATAGCTGCTATATCTGTAATACATAGTTCCTCTATAGGCATTTGTAATCTTGTTTTACATTTTCCTGTAGATTCAATAATAATAACAGTAACATCATCACTAACCGAATAGGTGATTCCAGAAATAACTTGGCTCTTAGGAATATTAGTTCCTAAGACATTTCCGTAGTTATCAGAAATCTTAAACGGTCCAGTTCTAATGCCAGCCTTTGTTAATCTTATTGTTATTACTTTAGACATATCTTAATTAATTACGAAGGACATTGTTCTACAGCTGTTCCATCAGTTAGAGTACAATCTGGTGCTGGTGGAGAAGTTGTGGTTGTTGTTGTGGTACTAGTAGAAGTACTGGTTGTTGTGCTAGTACTTGTACTGGTAGTTGTTGTAGTAGTGGGTCCAGGTGCTAATGTTGTTGTAGTAGTGGTAGTTGGTTCCACAGTTGTTGTTGTGGTGGTAGTTGGAGTTATAGTACAATTTGTAATAGCTACAATATACCCATCAACTATTTGTGTTATTTCACAAGTTTCGTGGTTTGTTATATAAAATCCATCATATAATACATCACAATTAGTAAATGTTCCAAAATAAACATAACTTCCAACACCGAATGTAGAACTTTGACCAATCCAAGCTCCTTCACCCCAATTATAATTATTTTTTAACCAATTACAAGCATCACAAGCACTTTCTAATGTTGCAGAGTAGTTAATTGGCTCAGCCCCTTCTGAAGGTGTATATGTAAAGAAGTATTCATAATTTGTCAATCCTTCAGGTCTACTAGTACATATAGTGGTAGTAGTTGTGGTGGTTGTTGGTTCTGTAGTGGTTGTGGTAGTAGTGGTAGGTTCTACAGTAGTAGTGGTAGTTGTTGTACTTGTACTACTAGATGTTGTAGTGGTAGTAGTTGGACATTGTTCTACAGCTGTACCAACTATTGTACAATCTACACAAGCCGTACCAATTATTGTACAATCTATACAAGCTGTTCCTATCAATGTACAGTCTATACACAGATCAACTGCTGTACCTATTATTCTACAATCTTTTGTTGTTGATGTTGTTGTAGTGGTTATACAAGGAATCTCAGAGAAAGCAATTGCTTCTAAGTCACATCCACCATTCAATCCAGAATAGAAGAAGTTGTTCTCTGCTATATAGAAGTTAGGAATATAGCTATGGAAGCTAATCCAACTCTTAGTGTTCATACTAAATGAAAGAGTCCATGACTTATTACAGAAGTATTCTGAGTCATAAACACTCACCACTGTTCTTATTACGCTCTCACCTAGAGTTTTTTCTATATAGAACTCTTGCTTAACAGCATCATATTTAATGTTTTTGCTATTAGGGATGTAATCTAACTTAGATATAATCACCCTGTCATACTTACTATCAAACACTCCATGTAAGCCAATACCATCATAATGGTTATCTGTGTTTACATCAGGATAGTAACGTAAGATTTCAAATGCTAAATGGTCTGTGAAGAACTTATTAAGTCCTGAACCAAACCCTGATAAGTCAGTAGCCTGATTACCTGCAATTAAAAATACCTGTCCTCTTTTAGCATCCACTGTAATCTGTCCTTGAGGAATCTTTAACAAGAACTTATTCTGAGCTCCTACATATCCAAGGTCTGTTTCAGCAAAGTCAATTGGAGGAGCACTCTTAAATAATGTATCATTACCTAAATAAGCAGCTTGTGGGTTGCTAGTTTGAACTGTAAGCATTGTATTATATAACAATGACTTGTTCTCAAATCTAGCTAACACAGCTTTATTCTGAATACCATCTAATGATACAAGATCACCAAAGTTTTGAGGGAAGTCAAAGAATGATGTAGCACCATAACTTAACCAGTTATTTACCCTGTTATCAGCATATGCATCTTGAGGGTCTGAATAGACAGCTCTAAATGGATACTTAGTATAACAAAGTTCCTCAACCCAATCTGCAGGTAGGTGAGTAAATGTATTCTCTTTATTTTGCTTTGAAAACGTTACATTATAATAATATGTATTATCAAAAGCAATAGGAACCACAGACTCTTGTAACCAGTTATCAGGAATACCTGAGCTCACGTGTGGGTAGAAGTCACCTTCTAAACTATTAAATGCTTGACGTAAGTCTACATTTATAGAAGATTCACAATAGAAAGAAGGAATACCGTAAGCAAACATATACATCTTACCATCGTAGAATGTTCTGTTAGGATTTACTACAGGAGGATTTGTTGCTGATTGAGGTGCAGGATCTTGGTTATTAGGACAATCAAAATTGTGTGCCTTATAAGAAATCATGTTCTTTAACACCTCACCCGTAGTTAATGTAAAATCACTTAACACAGATCTAGCTGAGTGCCAGTATTGTGGATAAGCCACATTACCAATCTCATCATAGAATATATCACTATCATCAGGAGCATTCACTCTATCATCAAAAAAGAATGGAAGCTTAGTTTTAAATGCAAACTTACTAATAAATGTATCACCGCCAAATATAGTGGCTGATCTAGGTGTAGAAAACATCATATTGTTAATATCAATGCTTTCTTGAAATCCTGTGTCAATTGTATTGTAAGAATAGATTTGCCCCCACTGATTAACAAAGATGTTCTTTAATGATCCATAGTAAGAAACTACATTGATTGCTTCATTCTTACCAGGTACAGAACAGTTATTCTTCTGTGATATAGTGAATCTTGATGTATCAGAGATACCACTTACACCACCAACTAAAAGACTAGGAGTCTGATTAGGGAATGGTAAAGGTATCACTGATGAACCATCTCTAGTGTCAATAGTCTTTAGATATACAGATGATTCTCTGTTAAAGTTGTTAAGATCATGTAAGTCACTTACAGATTGTACACCTGGTATAACGTATTGATACTTATCTAGTTGTCTTTGTTTGATACCTAGATTGTTATCAATAGCTCCACTGTAATCATAACTAGCTATTGAGTTAAATGAATAACCATAATTTCTTCTAGTGATTCCATTTATGTAGATAGTTAGATAGGCTTGATATGCAGCAAACATTGCTGAAGCACTGAATGGTGTTGTTATATTAGCAATAACTTCACTAGATCTAAGGGCATCTTGTTGAGCTTCTGCTGTGAGAAGTTTGTATGTAGCATTTCTCTTAACCTCTACAAAATGAGCTATACCAGCACCAAACATAACATTCTCAAGCTTAAGAACAGATCCTAAGAAAGGTTGTCCAAAAGATGTTTCAGGTGAGTTAAATACCATTCTGTATTTAGACTCATCTGTAGCAAACGCATCTAACTTATTAGGATAACAAAGTGAGTTCTTTGTTGCATCTGTTGTAATACTATAACTAGTTGTTCCAGATAAGTATATAGGAAGTACTGATGAGTTCACTTGTTGTAATCCATTACCTGTCACTGTGATTTGGTTAAATGCAGTGGTTAATGGATCTTGATATTGGAATACAGTTGTTGAATCACTAGTAAGATTATATGTGTTATAGACAACCACAGTGATTATAGCTGTTCCACTCATAACCAAAGGAGTGCTAAGAGAACATATCTTTTTTGTAGTTCCAACTACTAATGTTTCTATCTGTGTTGTATTTGAAAAACAATCAGTGTATTGTATAATACATGTTGTAGTAGCTATTACATTGTAGGTAATACATTGATCAAGATATGCATTATTATTATCAAGAAGGAACTCATCCTTATTAAGATCGTTATATGGATAGTTAGGGAAGTAGAACTCTGTTTCTTCTCTTTTATATTTACCTACGTTTCTAAGAATACCCTTAGCTACAATAGATTTGTTTGTATTTCTATCTCCTCTTACAATTTTAAATCCTATGATGCTTTCTTTCTGTGCCTGTGTAAGATTAGATGCGTACACCAAATATGCAACTTGTTGAACATCAATCTTTACACCCATTGGGAATACAGCATCACTTTGCATCACTGGTGCAAACCCTGCTCCTAGTGTATATGTAGGACTTTCAAATATAGGACTTATAAGAACATCAGGAAACTTATGATGTCTAATTGGTTGACTAGCAAGATCACCCCATACATCTACATTACATGGATAGGTTTCAGTTGATTCCCAATAAGCAAACTCACCGTATTGATAAGGTCCTTTGTAAGATTGACTTGGTGAATATCCAGGAGAAAATCCTGTTACAGAACCTGTATTGTAAATCTTCCAATAAGGTGCACTTGTACCATCTCCAATAAAGTCAGGATTAGTGCTTGGTACATCTGGTTGAGAACCTTCGTTAGCAGTAATCATTCTACCAGGAATATGAAAACCATCTGTTTGTTTACCACTACTTAACAAGAAAACTATCTCAAATGCATACACCTCATCTCTTAGATAACCTCTAAGGTTTGTAGCGTTCAGTTCATCAGCATAGGTTTCTGTACTAGGGATTCTATAAGTTTCCCATTTAAGATCAATTTGCGTTGCAATTGATTGATAGTTAATTCTATCTACAGAGGTAAGATTGTCCCAGATAAGAATATCTTGAGCAGTGGTTAAGTCTTGAGCTATCTCATAGTATGGATATTTCTCAAATATATCATCAATAGTAAGACGAATCTGTGTAACATTCTGTCCTGTATAAGTTATATTTCTAGTGCTATCTTCTATAAAATAAGTTCCAGCTAATTCCACAGATGGTATACCGTTCACTGTTTTAATTACAGCAAGATTGAAATATTGGAATTGTCCAGTGGTATCTAGATTACCAACACTAACTATAATAGATTTACCCACTTGATAGTTAAAATCTAATGTGGTAATTTGAGGATCAGCAATAGGTGTGGGATTGGTAATAGAGTAGAAAGATGTGTAGGGATTACCAGCAGCATCACAATACTGAATGGCAAACTGATATGTACCAGCAGTGAGGTCACCACCGTTTGTAACATCAGTTACATCTAATGAAGGAATGTTAAAATTAGGCTGAACGTTTAATTGATTACAATCAAGTTCATTAGTATAAATAGGATCACATAAATCAGCTGTAGGAGCTAACTTATATGGAATATTATTTAAATCTATGTATCTTCTAGGATTAAGACCATCTGTCCAATACACTTCTGTAGTGCAATTGGTAATCTTATGAACAGCTTTAAGGATAGGATATTTTACATCAAAACCTAAACATTTAGCACTTACGTATATACGGTATACACAATCATTGTTATCCATATATCCAATCTGGCTATCTCCTGTTTCAGGATTAGTTAAGAAGAATATATGTTTGTTTTGTTCACCAATGAAATGAGTTCCTATTAAATGATAGCCTGTAGGAAAGTCTAGACATAACTCATTACCTGGCTCATTCTGATAGTTAACAGAATCTGAGTCAAAGTTCTCAACACTAGCATTCAATGCATACGTAAGCTTACCTTTCTCAATCTGATTTACAGATTGATCCAGATTCAAACCAGAAGTAGCATTGTTATACTCTTGTTTAATATTAGTTGTTTCTTCTCCAGCCATATCTGTAACTTCTATTTGGTAGTTCGAATCTATTAAATCTGTTTAAGTCTTGGATGATTCTTCTTTGCTTAGCCCAAGAATCTTGCTTCTTCACCTCAATATCAGCCATGATGAATGCTTCATCAGCTTGTTGTTTATAGTATGCAAGCTTTGTTTGAAGCTGGTTAAATGTTTCATCATTAGTTTGGTTGGTCAGCGTTTCTATCATTTTGTATTTGATGAAAGCTTCTACAAACTCTCTAATACGATAGTTATCTGGAATCAATTCATTACCCACTCCATCATATGCTGTAGAATAGAACACTAAGTGAACTACACCATTTCTAAAATTAGTAACAAACTTGTTATCTCTAATATCAAATGAATCTGCAGAAGAGCTACCAAAGTTTGCACACTGTAGATCACAATGTGCTTTAACAGATATGTTACCTGGTTTTAATAAATATTGTCTGTGATATTCTACAGCCACTTGTTGATTAGTCTTGTATACAGCTTGAATAAGCTCAGGCATGCACGTAGGACAACCTGTTGTACATTCTAGATTGGTACAAGGAGCTCCTCCAGAAATAACAGGACTCACCTGTATTGTTGTTTGAGAAGCAGCTTGAGAATAGAATGAATTAGCTGTTTGATAAGGATAGCCAGGGATTGATGTACACAACCAAGCTTCTCTTACAGCAAAGAAGTTGTCAGGAAGTCTAGCTTCAAAATCCTCAATATATAGAAGCTGTTCGCTAATAACATAAGAAGACCTTCCTAGTTTCCTAAGACACTTATCCAGGTATGTAGGAAATAACAAATCATCTACAGCACCTGTATCGAAGTAGCTTTTAAACTCTTCTTTCACAGTCGCATAGACAGGCTCAGGGGAGATGAAGTTATACTTGTAGTAATATGACATTTATTTTATTTTTTCCATTCACGATAAATATGTTGATATTGATCGTTGGTTTTTAGGTAGTGAGATAACAACCTAGAGGTTGTACGAGATGGTTTGAAGTACCAGAGTTTCATGTTCTTGAATCTGGCTGATTCTCTAAACCACATCCATCCAAAGAAATATCCTTCGGTGTGGTAGTTAAAGTTGTAGATTATTTTACCCTTCTCTTTAGATCTTTTCCAATCAACTGGTAGGTTAACATATTCCTTACCATCAATTAGTTTCATCTTCTTCCTCTTCTTCTTATTGATTGAGAAGTCACCAAATCCAAAAGGAAGTTTTGCTTTCTCTCCAGTTTCTAGAATATAGTTCTTGAAGCTCTCATTGTACAAATAGATAATGTTTCTCCATTGGTCAAATGAGATTTTTACGGAAGGGTTCTTTTTACAGAAATTATTGTAGTTTTCTTTACTGGAGCTTCTCCAATCAACTTTTGTTCGCATTAGTTTGCATTGGTTGTGTTTGGTGCTTGACCATCCACCCCATCTGATGTTTGATCTGTCTTCAATCTGAAGTAGGTTGATAACAGCTTTTGAGATGTCAGTTCTAGCACTTGCTTTTCTAAATAACCAGGGCAGCCATATTCTTTATCTAGAGGATTTTTACAATACTCTTCTAGATTAATATTATCACTGCAGCAACACTCAGCAAACATGATCTCATTAGGAACATCTTCTTCAAAGAAAGCAGCAATTCTAATGGCTTGTAACAAAGGATTATTTACATATAAATAACCATTTGAAATCCAATAGTATTGTTCATATTTTGTTCTAGCAACCGTACAAGGATCCACATAATCACAACATTCAGAAATAGGAACTTCTACCAATTCCAAACAAGGAATGGTAGTAAACAAAGTATCAGTAGCCCAAAGCTTTCTGAGATTTGTCTCACGTTTTACTAATAAAAGTGTGTTGTTCTTAATCTCAGATGCAACCACTCTATCAGTGATTAAGTTATCTGTTGATAACAATTTGTGCATTGCACGCACATCTGAAACTAATTTCCTTAAAGTTGCCATTATAAATACTGTTTGAATATATTTGTCATTCCCTCAGCTTGATCGATTAGGAATGCTGTCACCTCAGCTTTAGACATCACGTGACCATTCTTATCATCCCAAAGGCTCTTAGCATTTGAGAAAGCTGGAATTTGGTAAAATTTAATACCGTTAAAATCATGACTCACTTCATGGTGCTTATCTCCTGTGAATATATAGAAGTTATTATGGAATGACCATTGGTCTCTATATTCTATTGGGAACAGTCCTGCAAGTTTAGCTGGCTTAATCGCATCCCCATGATTGAACATCAATGCTGAATTGCCATAACTTACATACTTTCTGTATTTAGGAGAGCTGTCAATTGTAAGTCTGTCTGTATTTCTAAAATACGTTTGTAACCAGTTAACCATATGCCATCCTACAAACTCATCATGATTACCAGCTACATACACCACATTAACATGTTTAGCGTATTGTAATAACATTGTAATCATTAACACCTCATGGTTACATATATACTCAAATGAAGTTTGATATGTATGTGTATTCTGTTGAGGGGTTCCTTTTGTAGTTGCATTGGTGTATTCACTATTAAACTCATCTGAGCCAATAATGTATGTGATTTCTTCTAGGTTGTTTGAAAGTTGAGCTTGTGCAGCAATCACTTCCACCTTATACATAATGTTAGCTAATCTATCTACTATGTTGTTATTACCATCTACATCCCATTTGTTTAAATGAGAGTCTTGTTTGTTAATAACTAGCATACCATTTGGCTTCTCTGGAGTGAACTTAGGACTCATAACTTCCTGACTAACAGGCTGATATGAAGCTAAAAAGTCCACAAAGCTATCTTGAAACAGTTGCTCTGCAGACTTCTTTGCTAGCCAGGCTTTAACCTGCCAATGGGGATTTCCACCATTCCCCCAGAAGTTCTGTACATATTTAGTTATTTCCCATTTATCTGTGTCTATGTGACACTTCTCAATTAGTTCATCTAAGCTCTTAACCTCTTCGCTAAAATTAGCTACCACCTCACCAACACCCTTACTAATGTCCTCTGTAAACTTAACTATTACATTCTCTAGTTCAGCAATGTAATTTCCAACCTCAGCATCTTCCTCACTCTTCTCTTGATTTCTTAATTCTTTTAATAACTCGTCAACCTCAAACTCTGTAATTCCAAGCTTATCAGCATAGAATTTTTTACTCTTTTTCCAGTGTAGAATCTCTTCTAGCTGTTCTAGCAAGGATTGATTTTCAGGCATATATGGTTTAATTTAGTTAAAATTGGTGTAAAGGTACGAACTAATTTTGACATTTACAAAATTTAATTAACCAATTTAATTATATACATTAATCAATTTGATTAGAGTTTAAACAAAAACCCCCAGCCTAGAAAGGCCAGGGGATACCTTGTAAAACCAACAAAACAAGGTTTTTGATATTTTATGGGCAAGTTACATAATTTGTAATCTCACCAGCTGTAGTGATTTCAACAGCATATGTACCTGATGGTCCAATTAATTTTCGCCAACCTGTTGAACCAATGAATGGATTTGTTAAACTTGGGCTATCATATAAAAACATTGTAACAAATGGTACAGTATATCCAGGTTGAGCCCATACTGATATTGTTGGGGATTGACCACAAGCCTCACCAGAAGTACCAGATGCTCCTGAATTAATTGTATACATCACTGGGCTTGAAGATGTGGTGGTTGTGGTTGTGGTTGGAGGAACTGTGGTAGTTGTGGTTGTAGTACATGGTACTACAGATATATCTGTATAGTTTGTACAGGTTCCTGTAGACATAACACGAATGATTGTTGTTCCATTAGGAACCAATGTAGATGTGTATCCAGCCAACAAACTAGATTTTGCTACACCTGTTTCAAATGGTGTAGAATATGAGTTTGCATCTGAATATAGACTGAATGGTCCTGTTGAAGAACCTGCTGTTGTTAATGTAATTAATACTGTCATATTGTGGTTTATTAAGGGATTGTAGTTGTTGTTGTAGTTGTAGGAGCACTAACACATTGATTTACAAGTGTACAGAATGCTACAGCCACAGATGGATCATTTATAATAGCTGCAAACAATGCATCAGCTATCTCTGAAGCACTTAATTTATTATCTAACTTTTGTAATACAACGTTTAAGTTATCTTTATTGTTAACTCCTGAATTAGGAAGATTGGGACCATCATATTGACTATATGATGTTGGAATAGGGTAAGTGTCCACAACCCAACCATTATCACATGGTTTAGGGTAATAGGCATTTACCGTATTTTCAAAGCAAGGGGTACCAGGTACGCAAGCCATTATAGTTTAGTTTAATCGATTAAGGAATGTACATGATATAGTAGCACGCACGTACAGGCTGAATGTTAGCATGACCTAATCCACCACCTGTATTACCAACAGTTACATTTATACCTGTAGTGGAACTTGTTGTATACTGAGGACCAGTGAGTACTGGTATATTTGGGTTTGATAATTGTGTAGCAACACATTGTGTTCCACCAGAGTCATCTGTAGTTCTGTTACCTCTAAAGATAGAGCTACCAGGAGCATGAGTGTGACCAGGGTCAGTAACTGTAACAGGATGTGAGTGTGCAGGGATTTGTGTGCTGTTTAATATTACAGTGTTAGCACCACCACCATCTCCAAGAGCATAGTTAGGATTACCAATGTTAATAGGATTAACAGCAGCATCTAGAGCACCACCACCCATACCAACAATAGCACCTACAGGAACACGTCCTCTTTTATCAGGAGTTCCATTTCAGCCATTACATAGGTAGATTTTGTCAAACCCATCAGCGGCAATACCTGCTCCAGTGATATCAAAGTAACTTAATGGACCGTAGTATTCTACAGCTGTATAAGGAATCATCTTTGTATAGTTCTGTGTAGGAGCAAGACTGTCTAAGTAAGCTTGAATTAAAGTGTTTAAATCAGAAAGCTTTACATAGTTAGTATCTAAATCAAGAGCTAATGCAGCTAGGTCTACACCTAAATCACAAAGCTTTGTAATAACAGCTTGAACAATAGCATGAGTGTCAGAAGAGGCTGTTACACCTGTAAGACAATCTACATCATAGTTTGCGTTCAATACAGCAATATCAGCTTCTACAGCATCAACTTGTACCTGTAAATCACACGCAGCTTTTACTAAAGCTGTAAATAAATCTAAAGCAGAAGGATTTCCACAATCAGGAAAACAAGGAGGAAGATATTTTGTAACTAGATTACAATAATCATCTGGATCTATAGTAATAGAAATTCCTGTTCCATCTAGAAAACTAATCACTTTATTAATAAGAGCTTGCTCTACAACAAGAAGGTTATCACCAGTATCTATTCCTAAGGAAGGAATAGGGTCTCCTGTATATCTAACACATTTATCAGAAACAATCTCTACACAACCGTTATAACAATTTGTACAAGACATTTTATAAATTATTTATGAATTAAAAGTTTTACTTTACTCGCTATCATCTTTACAGTAAATTGACTACAGTAATCAGGATTACAAAACTTGTAAGTTAAGATCCTTTTATAGTTTAGTAAGTCACCAATTACAACTCCTGGTACAGGATAATTTAAAGAGAATACGATATTATTATATTGATTATTTGCCAAGTCTGTTAACTTGCAATCAATATCAGCTAATAGTACAGGGATAGTTGCACAATCAACACAGTTTGTAAGCCTTGGTAATAACATTTTTTATTCTTTGAGTTGCTTGCTTCAGCTTATAATTACATGCTGAACATAAGCCATTAATTAATTGACAACCGCAGCCTACCTTTAGGCCACATTCTCTACAGTTTGCCATATTAGTGAAAATTAATTATGTAGTTATTTCCTGAACAACCACAATTGGTTTTAATAAAATTATTAAGCATTTTGTTTGCTTGTACATACAATTTATTAGAAGTGTCTACAGCACAGTTATTAGCTGCAGCAATAGAACCCTGAATCATGTAGTATATACTATTTAAATCCACCTTAGCTTGTGTCTTGATAGCAAGATCACATTCCATCATATCAAGCTTCATAAAAGCATTATCAAATTTCTCTTGTAACTGTTCAACACGAATGATGGTTTTGGTAACAAAGTTCTGGTATGCAGGTGCAACAGAGTATGTTAATGTATAGATTCCATCAGGTAGAGGAATCAATGGATCTCCCACAACACTAAGTCCTAAGGACGCTGAATTAAATATATTAAAGTCATTAACGTTAAATGGTAGAGATACAGGTACAAACCCAGGCATTGTTATTTCAATGGTTGGAGAAGAAACAACGGGAGGATCTGTATCATAAGTTGATGCATCAGCCACACCTAATGTTAATGTATTATAAGTTGGTATTACCAGTATATCTAAGGTCATGTCTTTAAAATAAATATGCCAGAGGACTTGAGAAATATCCTCTCACCCTCTGGCATAGGTTATATGATTCTACTTGTATTCTATTAAGGAATCAAAGTAGTTGTTGTTGAAGTACTAGGCCAAACAGTAGTTGTAGTAGAAGTAGTACTTGTGATAGGACCGCTATCATCAGTAACAGGACCTAAACCAGCAACTAAGATTGCCTCGATTGCAGCAGTTGCACCACTAGGAATAGCAAGGATTACAGTGCTATCTTCGATGATGTAATCACCCCACTTGTAAGCAGATTTGTCATACTCATTGAACTTAATGTAATAAGTGTCATAAGTAGTACCATCAGTTACCCAAGACTCAAAGTTCTCGTTGTAACCAACCATTCTGTACAAATGCTTAAGGTAACCAGCTTGGTAGCTATAGAAGTTTTTCTCTAATTGCTTGATCTCATCTGAAGTACCAGATACATAAGAAGCACGTTGAGTAACTACAGCCTCAGCAACGATGTTACAATTGTCAGCAACGATGAAGTCAGCAGTTGTAGCTGGTCCACTGTATACGAAAGTACGGAAGTACATACGATCGTATTCCCAAGGGAATGCAGCAACATCACATGGTTGACCATACTTAGTTAATGGTTTACCAGAGATAACTAACTTAGCGTTCTGATCGTTACCAACTCTTTGGAATTGATAGAAAGTGTTGAAGCTAATGTTGTCAGGGTTGTTACCTGGAGCTTCTTGTTCAAACTTTAAGATAGCTTGATCAATGAAAGCAGGAACATCAACATCTGCACATGGATCGCCACCACACTCTAAACAAGGAGCAACAACTGTAATAGAACGGGTGAAACCGTTGAAATACAATGTGTCAATGTAAGAAGAATGAGCACGTAATGTGAATGTTACAACATCACCAGCTTTAACGTTGAAGTTACCAACTTGAGTTACTTGGTTAGCAGCCACTGGGTTACCAACCACTTTATACCACTCACTAACTTGGGCAGAAGCAATCTTATCAGAACGCTTAGAACCTTGTAAATAAGTGTTAACTCTACCTTGAGCCAAATAGAAATACGGTTTAGCAGCAATGTTACCTGCAGTAGCTACAGAGTAATCGCTTCTAAAGATGCCAAACTGACCTGCGGTCAAGTTTTGCGTAGAAGTACCAGGACTAGGTAGAGTGTTTCCTACTGGTACTACGAAGAGCGTAGTTAATGAAAAATCAGCCATTTTGTTTTATTTAAATTGTGAAAATAACTATTCGTTTGTCTGAATCCTAAATTGAGCACTTTGAACTGCAGATTGATTCTCTGTATACATCGCTAGGTTTTGAACTGTTAAGTCTAACAACTCATCTTCCAGGTATGTTTCTAGTTCGCAATCAGCGTCATAAGAATTTTGCCCATCTAACATAACATATCCAGTTTTATTGATATACACTGGATATCTCATATATGATACGTATATTTTCTTAGGTGTGAATGTACCGTCAGTAAATATAGAAATCTCATCAGAAGTTAGTAGATTGAACGTTTCTTGATATTCAAACGATGGTTTGTAATGGGTATTGTTCAAGCAAAATTGCAAATCGCTATGCTTAGCCAAGTCTCTATTAATCCATATTTGTCTATCTTTACACAAACCCTTATCCGCAATTACATAACTATCTATATAGAACATGTACTTTGGAGTGAGTTGATTTAGTCCAGCCGACCATTGATTTAATTCAGCATTCTTGATTGTTAAGTCAAGAGGTTGTTTATTGTAATCTACAACCAGATTTTGTAAGTCTTCATAACGCTTCTTAAAAGCATCAAGACCTAAACCAGAAACTGTGTTTTGACCGTCAACCTTCTGTTTAATCAACTTGATCTGAGCCTCATTCAAGGCTAAAATCTTATCTTCCAATTGGATTTGTTGATGCTCGTTAGTCGATAGTTTATTTAGTTTCTGGTCAATTTTATATAATAAACTATCTACAGGTATCATACAGAAGCTATTTTCTTAGTTTTTAATTTTCCTTCCAAGGTTAATAATTCGTCTTGGTTATCTTCATCAGCAAGGAATTTAACTAAATCATCTTCATCCTTAGCAATCTCAAATTCACCTTCGTACACTTTACCATTAGGTTTTAAACGATATACTGAGTGAGCAATAGCTTGCTTAACCAAGTCTTTAATATGGAGTAAGTTTTCCTTCATATCTGCAAATCTGGTGAACACCTCTACAGGGTTTAAACCAGCATGTTTGCCATTCTTGAATTCTGTTTGTTTTAATAGGTTATCTACCTGGTTGTATACAGATTCTTCTTTAGTGTCTTCTGTAACAGGTAATCCTAACAATCTTGCTACTTTGCGTTTCTTCTCAGGACTCATTGCATCAAACTTGACAATAGCCTTGTTGATCAATTGTTTCTTCTTGAATATCACTGCATTTTCAATTTCATCATCAGCAACATAAAATTGTGTATCTGCAGGAACTTCACCACGCTCCCAAGCCTGATAGCTAGAGGCAATTGTTGGATGAACTCTCAACCAAGCAAATGCTAACTCCTGAAAAGGATTAGTAAAGTCAAAGTAGTTATCACCATCCATTAACTTAACTGCTTGTACATGTAATGTATCATCTGTAGATGTAGACAATCCATAGTTCCAGAAACTAGAACGAGGACTTAAATCAACATCACCTAAAGCAGTTTCAAGCTTCTTTTTAAGTGCTGTAACTCTTTCAACTTCCATTTCTCTTTCAAGACTATCACCCATCCTACGGATGTATGAAGCATTTGGATCTAATCCAGTTCTGTACTGACCATCAAGTTCCTTGTAAGGATACTTAAATACACCTGTTCCAGGGATCCTGGTTAAACCTTTTTGTGCAAGACCACCTTGCATGGTTTGCAACTGAGAGTTGTTGTAATCTTTCTTAATAGTAGAGATTTTTCCTATCTTACCCATATGTAGTTGTTTTTTGTTTGGTTTATTTTTGCAGATGGGTTCTCAGCGAAGAGAGTGCGATACAGACATGTGATCTGTACCCATCCATCTGTGTGAGAAGACTCCCCCACGTGGAGTAGTGGGGGGGAATTCTTCTCGGTAGGTTATGCCTAATCGTTAGATTAGAATTGTGGTATTTCTTCGATTAATACTGTACGTGATAAATCTTCAATGAATACATCACAACGGTCTTTCATCCAAATCTCATAACCAGGGAATTTGTTCGCAGAACTCATACCTTGAGACTTAGCAAAACCTAAGTGGTGACGAGTTCCATCGATATAACCCCAAGTCATTGAAGGAGCACCCTTCATACGTACTTCACGGATGTTGTTTACCATTGAACCATCGCTCATTGGAGATACATCAAACACCATGAATACAGGAGTAGATTTTTTGTTCTGACCGAATTCTAAGTTAGTTTGCGGAAGGTCTAATTCTTTTAAGTGAATTAGTTCAACACGACCTGTTTCACGTGTAACCATTGCATCGAATGCAAAGTTGTAAGTGATGTGTTGACCTTCTCCTTGCATGTAGCGATTACCAGAATCAGCCATGAAAGTTAAACCAGAATTAAGTGCATCATTTTTAAGAGCTTGTTGGAACACATCGAAACCAGCTTCGTTAGTGTACATTTTAACTCTACGATCCTTAACATCAACACGTCTGTAGAATAAGTCACCAAACACTGAACGAATCAAGTTTGCAGTGAACTCACCACGGTTGTATTGTACTAAGTTACCGTTATTACGCATTCTGTGGTATACACCAGCAGATGTACGCTTTAATTCTTGCTTAGAACCATTAGTCTTCACGGTACCAGGCTTAGCCCAGATCATACGCTTAACTTTTAATTCTAACATAGACTTACGCATCCAGAACTCAATAAATGGTTCCCATTTAACATCGTTACGAGTTAAAGGTAATTGGTTACGTCTTTGTGGAGCATATACTAAGATGTCAAGAGGCTTACCAGAAGCATCACGCATCATTTTGTCATCAGCCCACTCAGTGATCTTGTGCTCATAACCATATGCAGAACCTAAAGATTCAAACATAGTGATTTGCTCACCTAAACGAGGAAGACCTAATAAGTCTTGATCGAATTCACCGATAGCAGCATCAACTAATTCAAGTTCAATACCAGTCTGTAAGAAAGTAGAACTTACGTAATCTACTTGAGGGTTGTCAGTCACAAGAGTGAAGGTGTACAAAAAGCCCATATTCCAAGGAATAGGATCTTTGATCACGTAGAAACGAGGACCATACTGACGAGTACCTACAGAAACAATTGCATTCTTAGAGAACTCATTAGTGTCAATTACAAGAGAAAACTCTTGACCATCGATACCTGGCTTATCTAGAGCTAGAGTGCTATCAGGAATATCAATGATTTTAGGGAATTTGTAAGGAACTTGTACTTGCCACTTCCAAGCATCACTGTTGTTATCGATATAGTAAGGAGTGCTCTTGTTAATCATATCCAAGAAATCGTTACTGTAAAGAGAACTCTGAGTGTACAAACTGATAATCTTCTTATCATAATCTGCTGGCTCAGTCGAGTGAAAACTCTCCAAGTGGTTTGCATCTGTCAACTTACCTACTGCACGCTTGTCCATAGAAGCAACACGAGCATACGTAAAGCCAGTTAAACCTGGAATTGTTTGAATTGCCATTTTGTTATTTTTTTAATTAATGTTTATAAATTGTTTATTGAAACCATGAAGTTGTAGGCTTGGGCTTATTTCCTGTTTTTGTAGAACTTTTGCTAACTTGTCTAGCAACTTCACCAAACAATTCATTTGACTTCTTGGTGATACCAGTCTTTTGTATTGTAGATAATGTAGGATCCTTTTCTAAAATCTTTAATAAAAGTCCAATCTTAACCTTTGTTGCATGGTTTTCTGGACGCTTAAGTTCTAGAATAGTGCGATCAAAATCTGTGAGAGTCTCACCAGATGCTGTCTTATACTTATCTACTAACAGGAAATCTTGTAGTTCACCAGCCAATTTAGGGTTCAGAGGAATACCGTCAAACTCTTTTGTTTTTAGTTTTTCTTGTAATACCGACTGAACGTTTTGATAGTATTGCTGTTTAACAGCAGCTTGCTGTTGTAATCTTCTTTCGTTTTCTTGCTCCATTTGTTGGAGCTTTGCTGCTTCTTTCTTAACCAACACTTTGTGGTGTTTAGTAGCAACAGTTTCCAAATCACCGTAATTCTTAAGTCTTTCAACTTCTGTTGTAACATCCTCAGGATCAAATCCTTGATCAGAGAGTGCTTGTTTAATTACTGCAACTTGGTTAGATTCGTCTGCTAAGTCCATCTCAGCAAAACTCTTTATATTATTATAAGTACCGAAATACTCTTTTGGATCTACTCCTTTTACAAATATGGCATCAAATGCTTGTTGATAATCTTCTCCAAATTGACCAATGAAGTTGTTTACCACCTCAATAGCTCCTTTCTTCTTTTCAGCTTGGAAACGCTCAAGGAATTCCTCAGGAGTTGAGATATTAACTTCTTCATCATCTTCATCGTTGGTGAATACACCAAGTTTGAAAAGGTCTCTAGATAGAGATGTAAATGGACTAGATGGTTCATCACCTTCTGTTTCATTATCATCTTCTGTATCTGCAGGAGCTTTTGCTTTGGGAGTTGGAGCAGGAGAATCATCTTCATCATCATCCTCTTCATCATCTCCACCTAGTAAAAAGTCCTGTAAAGATTTTTTATTATCTTCTTTATTTTCCTCATCATTCTCTTCTGAAGCAGCAGCAGGAGCTGGTGTCTTCTTTGCAGGTTTAGGTGCAGGAGCAGGTTCATCTTTAATATCTTGGATATCATCAGGATTGGTAGTAGAAGTCTCAGGAGCAAATAAGTCACTTAAAAGCTCTTGGTTTCCCATGCCCATTTCCATAGTATCTTGAATACTAAAGTTTCCCATTGACGGGTTGTCTAGATTTTCAGCCATATGTAGTTTATTTTATTATTGGTTTTCAGATGTAAAAGTATATTATTATAAATTAATACCAAAGAGGTAGTGCACTATAAGGCCCATTATTCACGATAATATAGCATTAATGTAATTCACTCTAATCAAGATTGTTTGTAATTGTGTCATTTATTAATCTAAAGCTCTTGATTGGGGCTAGGTCAGTGAGCGTAACTTGTTGAATCTCAACACCCCATTTCCTAGCTTCAACCCTCACCTTCTTAGTTAATGTGTTATCAAGTTCTGCATCCGTACATTCTTCCAGAGACATAGACATGATTACGTTTTTTATGACACTTTGTGACATGTCAGCTATTGCATCTTGGGCATCAAATACTTCTAACAGGAATGTTTTTACATCTGATATCTTGTATTTGATTACCCCCTTGACAACAATATTCTGTCTATCACTGGTATACAAAGATTGTGCTGGAAGGCTTAATGTTGTAACAACGACATGTTGGTCAATCACCTCATCTACAAATGGTATCTTTGGGTGGAACCCAGGTTTCAACACCTTTTTAAATTTACCAAATCTTAGAAGTACAGCCTCCTCGTAATCCCTAATAATAATACCAGGGAGTACGTCTGAGCCAAATTGTAACACAACGTCAATCAGCCTATCTAACATAATTACTTAGTTTTCTTACTCGCTCTGTTCTTAGCATTCTCTTTAGCAATAGCTAAATCATTTGCTTGGTTCTCTCTAGCCACTTTTAGTTTTTCTCTTTCAACTTGTAGTTTCTGAGCAGCTAATGTATTCTTAGATTGAATATCATTCATCTTTGCTTCATAATCTTTAGTAGCTTTTGATTGCTCGAATGCTAACCTGCTGATTTCCAATACATCAGGAGTTCCAGATTCATCTACATCAGCCAATGAACCTGCTTTTGATTCAGCAGCAATAAGTGCAATCTCTTTCTTATTGATTCTATCAAGCTCAGCTTGGTAGTTATCATTAGCCAATTGTCTCTCTTGAGATGCTTGAGCCTGTTGGAGTTGAGCCATAGCTTGCTCTTGTTGTTGCTCTTGTTGTTGCTGTTGCATATCCAACTGTTGTTGTTGCATAGCATCTTGCTTATCTTTAAGACTCTTAAACACCTTTTTCATCTGACGTACAGAGTTGGTGCTGTAAAGTTCAATGATGTCATGTAATGAACCACCGTTTTGTATAACAGCTTGAGACAATCCACGTAATTCGTTAAACATTTTCTGATCTTCAGGACGATTGGTTAAGAACACCTTAAGATCACGGAATCTGAGATCAGATCCATTCACCTGTACGAAAGCAGACTCTCCATCAGATGTAATGTATGATAGGGTGGATTGTGGTTTGCTAGATTCTACATATAAAGCAGCATCAATGATAGCTTGGTACAATTGACCAAGAACATATTCATGAGCTACAAACAAAGGTTCTGTTTGAGAATAAGATTGAGTAAGAGCTGCGTTTGTACCTGTAGCACTTTCGCTAGCTGATACAGATCCAAGTCTTTGTTTAGACATACCTATCAGTTCCCAACACTCTTGCTTAAGTTGCATAGCTAATGTGTAACGAGATTGAATCTCCTGCGTACGTGTGAGGTCAATATCTCTAAACTGGTTAAAGCTAGACTGACCTTTTAAGTTCTCTGGAGAATCATCAATAAATACAACCCCTCTGTTACGAGCTTCTAGTTCCCATATATCTAAAGCATCTTGAGCATCACCGTCCTTAGGAACAGGAATATGTCTGATGGATGTTAGATACACCTTACCAACTTCCTTCTCAAGAAGTGTGTAAAGCTGGTTCATACATACATTATATAACACTTGGAATGGTTTCATTAAGTCTACTAAGCTTTTAGCTTCTGTATTCTTAACCTCATGAACCAATCCAATGATAGGACAATAACTTAATAATTTGTAAGGTTTGATGTGGTAGATGTCTGGACCAATCTTAATACCCTGATACCATTGGTTAATCCAACCCCATTCTAGAGAAACTTCTGTAGGGATTGTCTTACTCTTATAGTTTTCATCAACAAGCATAGATTGCTCATTACCCATCTCATCTAAGTAGATTAGTTTACCAATCTTTTTCTTAGAGATCCAATAGGCTCTAACAACAACATACTTATAACCAAATGAGCTTACATTAGATGTAAGACCTAAGAAGTCTTTAAGTCCATCATCATTCTCTTTCATCTCTGATTCAATGATCATTCTAGTTTGTAGAACTAATGGATCATATGTATCATATTGTACTGAGTCAATACCTGGTGTTGCATTTGGATTACCAAGATTTGATTCACGTACATTGATCAAACCATAGTCTTGTAAAGAACTACGTAAGTGGTCAATCTCTTCTTTAGTAATATCTGGAATAGCCTCAATAATTTCAGATAGTTCCATCACCTGTACAATACCAGCAGCATAAGCTCCTTGTGCTCTACCTGTAGGATCTGAAACATATTTTCTATCTGGAGTGGTTAAGAACCAAGTGTTCTTAGGATTAGCCACCTCAATGTTAAATCCAAGCTTTGAGTTGTCCTCATATATATGGTAGAACTCTCTAGCTGAAATCAACATATCTCTGAAGGCATCTTCTGATTTCTCCTTAAGATTAAACTCTGCCTTCTGACAAGTAAGAATATGGTTAGCCCATTTCTCAGCAATAGATGTATAGCTATCTAGCTCATCTTTCACCTGATCCATTGTCATTTGCTGAACATCTTCTTCTTCTAACTCCTGTCCACTTAACTGAGCTTGATTTAAAATCTTTTGTTTAGCTTGACTGATAACGTATTCTTGTAGAATACCAGTTTTGAATTCTAGTTCTTCAGCTTGACTATCATCATCAAATGCCTTAACACGGAAAGCATCTGGTCTTTTAGAAATCTCACCAACTAACTCATTAAGAGGAGTGGTGATGATAGAATACATTTTTACATATGAAGGAAGATTTAAGTTAGCTTCTAATGTTTGTGTAAAGCTACTTACAACAGGCTCTTGATAGAAATCCTCCATACGCAAAATACCCTTAACAAGATCATAGTTCTTGACAAAGGTGTCTCTGTTCTTCACATACTCAGCGTATGATTTGTTGGCAAAATAGTCCATTGTGTTTTTAATCCAACTCTCATCTTGCTTCTCCTTCTCAGTCTTGAACTGATCAGGAAATATATTTAAATATGCATACCTAATTGTAGCATCTTTTGTATACCGTATAATTGCCATTATGTAAAAAGTTTACGTTTTCTTTTATTAAATATTCCTCTTGATGTAGAAAATAAAGGGTTCTTTGGTGATCCTGCATACATTGCTTTCACTCTATCATCAGAAGTTCCACCAATCTTACCCATAATAGGGTCCATCTTAAGTGCTTGAGCGATAGCTAATTCTGCAGCAATGATACGGTCAAAGTTACCTGAGTCATTGTACTGAATAACTTCTTCAAGTAGTACAGGATCAAAGATCTTACTCACACCCAACACTTCTCTCACAGTCTCACCAGCTTCATTCGTCTCTTTATATATCGTTCCTTCCAAATACTTCTTTAAGCAGTTGTGAAGATAGTCAATTATCTTCTGACTTGAACGATGAATTCCATACTCACGTTTAACCGTTGTGTTTGGAACAATCTCCATAAGCCATTGAGGTTGCTTTTCTAAATAGTGAGCATCTCCTTTAGCTTTCATATATTCTATAAATGATATATCATCATTCTCACAAAGCGTTCTAGCATTGTAATACTTGATAAGAAGTCTAGCTTGTTCTTCCCAAGTTTCCTTCTTCTCAGGTCTAGCACAATACGAAGCTACGAACATATCTTGATATTTCTCACCTGTTAGGTCATGCATTCTTTTATAAATATACACAGATCCTAACGAACTTGAATATGCAGATTGTCCTTGTCTATATGGATCGACCCCAGCTACATATAATCCATAAGGAGGATTATCAATTGGGAATTCATATATAACAACAGGAGCATCTTTCTGATCACTATTCTTAAGAGGGAAGTTAGATATAGGGAGCTTATCTGTAAACTCGTGACTTATTTTCTCTCCATCATTGAATAATATAATAGGTGTACCTGTTCTTTCTTGTTGTAATAGCCTGCTCTTCTGTCTTTTAGCAGCCTCAATATCAAAGATGTTGGTGTCTTCATTCAGGAATATGTCATCCACTTCTTGTGGGTAGTACATCTTTTCTTTTAGATAGGCAACTCTATCACCAGCTTTCTTAAGTCTTTCTAAGTTTTGCACAGTGATTTGGTCAGCCTTCTCTTGGTCACTTACCAACATCTCAATTTTATGTAAATCAGATGTGTAAGGCTCACTTAGGAAAGCTCCAAGAGAACTCTTCTCTTTGGCCTCCATTCTATACTTGTTAGATATAAAGAGTCCATGTATGCGAGTTGTGTCTTTCTCATTATTATATGTAAGGAAATTGAAGTTGTCTACATCGAACATTAAGCTCTTTGCATCCATAAACTTCTTCATATCACCACCTGTACCTGTGAGGATGGGGCTACATCCCCAACCAAATGGTGTAGTGAAACCTGGAATTGCAGCTTGCAATCCACGTAAGAAGTTTCCCTTACCTATCTCATCAATGATAAGCTTTCTAGGTTTTGTACCTGCGATAGCTTCCTCATTATTACCTTCATCAAGGTTACGAATTAAGATGGAAGAAAAGGGGATACGTTCTCCAGACTTGGTCTTGATACCAAGCGTAACTTGGTTTTTCCAGTTATCCTCAATTCTCTGCCATCTCCAATATTCTGGAATGAAGTTAAGCCCCTTATCAATCTTATCTGTGATAAGCTTAATATCTGGAGCGTTCAAACCAGCAATAATGTTTTGTGAGTTTTCATCAAATGTTGCACCCCATGCAATATAAGATGCCTCAATAACGGACTTAGCAAAACGTCTAATACCTAGAATGACTAAGCCTTTTCTTTCTTTCTGTGCTCTGTCAATTTCGTTTGTTACCAGCCACTCGTTATCACGTAATAAAGGATTAGCATATTTCTGTGCAATCCTTCCATACTCATCAATAATATCCACCTCTGTATGCCATATGTTTAGGTGCCAATATAAAAAGGGGTTGATATATACACCCCCCATCATACAGCCATTTAAACATAGGTCTTTATGAAAATCATAAAACGGTTTATATTCATCAGATGCTCTGTCTGGCAGACGCTTCTGATTGATAAACCAGTCTTTGTAATCTATACTCTGTATGTGTACACTACTCATTATCTTCTGTTCTTAAGGAACTCTTCTGCAGCACCAGATAATTCCCCTTTACCTCTCACTTCCACCTTAGCCTCTTCAACACTTCTTAGCTTGTCTACCACCTCAATAAGGGCTAGATAGTTCTTCATTGTTTCTTGTACAAACTTACCTTGTGCTTCAATGCTTGCAATTACCATTGGTAACATTCCACCCTTAGCTGTAGGCTTCCACTCAATCCTGTCTTTCAGTTCATGTAGTGGGTTTGCATCAACATAAGCTTTCCAAGACGTAAGTTGTGACTCAGCCCATTCAAGCTCTGTATTTATAAATGTAGTTTTTTTAATAGTTGTCGCCATATTCGTCTTCTTCTTTTAAAATATTGTCCAGATCCATTCCTTCCTTGATAATCTTATCAATCTCAGATTCGTCTGTATGAGGGACATCCATTTCAAGCTTTGTTTTGTACTTATCCATTACAAAAGCTAGCTCCTTGTCTGTCATTCCCCATATATCTCCATATTCATCAAGAGCTGTAGCGATGTGTCTTCCCATGTTATACTCTGGGAATTCCTTATGTAGTTCTTGAAGCGTATGAATTATACTATTGTAATAATTCTTCTTACTCACTGTATTATAATAATTGGTTTAGGTCCTCATCGGACAATTTTATATTTATTTGTGATTCGTCTGGGTTTAAATTTGTGTCTTCCTCAGGAGACATGTATGATGAGTTGAATGCAATACCTATTTTATCCTGTTCTACACCATTAACACCAAGGATGTCAATGTAATCCACACCAGAATTGTATATTTCTGTTAGGTGGTCCAGTAAAACTGATAAAGGAATCTTTCTTAATATGACATCATGGTTATTCTCCATCGATAGCTTGTTTTATTTCATCATATTCGTCATCTGTCATCATCTCTTTCCACTTACCAATAGGGCAAGCACATGACAGACACTTTGTTTTGGCTGATAGTGTACATCCACAGTCTATACAAAATACATCTGGTCTAATAGACTTATGTTTTGTAGATATGTTCTCACAGTCATTACAGATGGCCATTCTTTCCTCACTAACCTTAGTGATTAGGGCCTTCATTTCAGCTGGAGGAAACAGCTTGTTTCTCCATCCTTCATAAACCTTGGATAAATCAATCATATCTGAGCTTTGGTTTTAGTTGATTGATTGCTATGTGTGTGTTAGCTAATGTCACTGTAGCAGCATTTCTTCTCTGCTCTGTAATTGTGTCATCAGCCAGTATTCTTTCCATTGCTATCACCTTAGCGTGTAGGGCTTCTAGTTTCTTAATGGCCTTTTTGTTGTTAAAGAGGAACTTACCAAACCCAGATATCTCTACACTGTGGTTGGTGTCAAGGGCCTCGTTAGCGGATTGGAACTGATGGTTGACAACAGCCTCAATTGTCTTCTCACTTGTGAGCATCTTAACAGCTAGCGTCCTGATCAAATAGTCCTTAACGGACATGCTTATTGGCTTATCCATGGCTAAGGGTTATTAGGAGATGTTCCCCCTTATAGCTGTAAATGCCACGAGCTGTATCTCCCTCTGCGTAAGCTTCAACCCATTCAATGCTGACAATAGGGAATAGTATTTCTCAGCTGTAGCGAATTGATCTTCTACAGGCTTTTTAAGCTTCTGAACTATTGTCTTCTTGGTTGTTGGTTGTTCCATATTTAATTAGGGCAAAGGTAATTGATTTACAATCATCTACAAATAACTTAATTAGTTATTTATAACACCTAATGCTATATTATGCATCATTTCCTTGGTTATCTATCCAGAATAGAACACTAATGTTTACAAAAAAGAAACCTATACGTAATTCTCTCTCTACATTACCATCATCTAATATGAATTCTGTATACGATAAGCCTATAAGGAAATAAGGACTTCTAAACAGGTTAATCTCTAATGCAAAATCTATTTCGTTATACCTGGAAAAACCATGTACTAAGGAAGTGACAATCAGTAGTGTTGCTATTATATATATCATGCTATAAGTGTTTAACCCACCCTCCACCCCAAAGGTAAGGGGAGTGAATTCATATTAACAAATTTATTTTCAAAATGTGGATAACTTAATGTAAAGCTATACCTTTACAAAACGTAAATAAGTGTCAAGCTATAACTTGACAATCTAGGAAGTGAAACACAGCCAAACCTGGAAGTGTCTAGATGAATTCCACATCATCCCCCTTACCATTCATGGGATTGTCATACACCCTAATATCATCAGAGTAGAAATGTTTGACAACTCCTCCAGGTAGCCTAACTAACCACACCGTATTCACGTTTAGCCCATAGTCCATAATGAACATAGCTTCCCCTTCCCCATGTGCTTTACACCAAACGGGAATTGTTGGATTGAGCTGTAGCATCATGCCATACATATATTACATTTTTATTTAATACAAATATACGTCATTTCTACCAGACAAAAAAATTTTTCTAAACCCATGGGGTCTCATATGTATGGGAGGAGAGGGTACTTCCAACAACAACCCCACGCATAAATTGCCAAGTTGGGGTAGCCCCCAATCAATTATTAACTAAAAAACAAAATCAAAATGGCACTAAATTTCAAAGCTTATCAAAGAGCAGACCGTACTGAATTAGGTACAATCGCATCAATCGTTGGAAAAGGTGGTTCTTTCAGACCAGCAAGTATTAACAATTGGACTGACGCTAACAAGCGTGTGGTGCTTGTTCTTGCAAAGAAAGACGGTACAAGTGACCTTGTTACTTGTTCCACAGAGGTGAGCAAACGCTTACGCTCAAAAGAGTTGAAGCTTTCTCAACTAATGGGCTTCACTGTTGTTGAACAGCTCACTGTTAGTGGTGATGTAATGAACGTGGTTGTAATGCCAAGCAATGGCAGCACGCTACCAGCTGTTGAAATCACTGATAACATTGTGAGTTACGAGCCTGTTAGCACCTTTAATGCTGAGGAACTAATTGCATTCTAATGAAACGAGAGCCCTTCGGGGCTCTCTTTCTTATATATAGGGTGGGAATTACATTCAATAGGGTGGGTTAATAGAAAAACTACACATAACACACTGATATTCAATGTATTTTGTGAGTATATATGAACAGACGTATAACCTCTGACAGATAAATACACTATTTTCAACAACAGCTAAATGTAAAACATAATACAATACATATAGCATTAACAAGAGTTATTGTCTACATGATAATAAACTTTGTCCTTATACATATATTCTAGTTATCATTCACTTGGTAATATGCCAGCTTAGACTACTGGTTTCCTATACTAGATAGGTTCTATTGCTCACGCTAGTGGCTTGCGTGTAATAAATTAAGACTGCTCTATGATTTTTATTAACTATAATGCAGGTATAGAGGTTAACCTGACAGTTCTACATGACTGAGACATAGACATTTGTTGCATATGAATACATAAGAATATACAGCTGAGGCAACATTAGGCTATATATTCGCTTTAAACACATACATATGAAGATAATTAAATCAATCCTACTTATTATATGGATTATATGGATGACACTATTATTAGGTGTTATGTTATTTCATTCAGGTCCAATTGATCTGAACATTACTAATACAATAGCTGCCACTTGGATATTCTATGGATTAACCTTTGGATTACCATTAATATTGTGGATAGCTTTATCCTTAAACACTAAACCATCAAAAATATGAGAAAGATTATATTATTCCTTCTTATAACCACTATTGTTGGTTGTACAATTAGTTCTCGTCCTTCTACTAATGGATATCAGATGAAAGTTGATGCTGATTCTATTTACATCTTTGATGGGAATAGATATGTTGGTTCATTAGCCTGTTCAGCTGTTCCTGCATTAGATAGTCTTATTATAGAGGACAATAGATAATAACACACACATTACCAAACACACACTTAAACACAATCAAATGAAATTTTTATTCGCATTAATCTGCATAACTACATCATTATCAGGTAGTTATTTATTACTTACAGCACCATCAACATCACATCTAATGTTAGGTGTGATATTTATCCTTTCAGCTATTGTATGTCTATTGTTCCTTATTATTAAGGACCTTAGACAAGAAATAGATTTTTGGAAGAGTATTAAAAGCTTTATATTTGTTATAGCATTAACCTCATTATTCACCGCTTGTAGTGGTCCAAACAAGTTAAAGTGTCCTAAGGACACATCTTGGGAGACATCACGCAGACACAACCTTAGATAAATTATGTTTATAGATTGCAAGCTCGTACTTAAATCATATGTACCTGAGAAATTAGAGAAGGGCATGTGGTTTGTAAGAGTTAAAACAGAAGTGATATATGGAAATAAACAAGAATATCTCCATGTAAGCGAACTAGGTATAGTTCCAAGGGATATAGATACATATCTCACAT